AGATGGCAGAAGGCTCACGACCTAATCGAAGAAGCCCTACGCCTAACAGCCGACAGCGGACAAGGTACCGCCAAGCCTAAGGGACGCAATAAGAATCTCCTAGTGGCAGAATGCGATTGTGGAGAGAAGATTCGCCTATCGGCTAAGACTCTCAAAATATGCGCCCCTCGTTGCCAGAATTGCTTTCACGATTTCGAGGTGAAGGGATAAGACTTAAGACACAACAGCCCCCGCCTAGCGGGTACGGATTCATAATCCGACGGGGGCACTAGGCAAGGCAACACCGCCAAGCCTTAAGACGGGAGAATGAAGAGATGGACACAACAGCAAAAGCAATCTTAGCAATAGGCGGGGCATTCATTGCCCTAATTGTCGGGATGCTCATCGCATTAGGTAGCGGGGTTAATTGTGCAACAGGTGAGACTCAACAACTCATAACCTATCAGAACTCACAATATGGCGAATGGGTAACAGAGCCAGTCTATGAAGCGTGCAGAGGAGACAAGTAAGACTTAAGACAGAAGCCCCCGCACCTAAAGCGGGCGCAGGTTCAAGACCTAGCGGGGGCACGTGTGATGCAAATCACACCGCGGATGATAGACATTCGCGGAGAGTTGTACTTAAATACAACTACACGAGCAGACAGGAGCACGACAATGATTGACAAGATTACAGAAGAACAAGGACGCCGAGCACGTCGTGATGGATTCGTCGAGGACTACACCCTAGTAGTCGACAATGACCAAAACGGATGGCACGAAGCGTTAGAGATAGCACGAGAAGCGAACGGAAACGTAGCAGTAGCAAGCGACAAGTTCAAAGAACAATTTCAAGATGCTATTTACCAAGTTGTAGAACGTGAACGCGAGCAAGGCAATGCACTCATCGCCGACCTCATCGCTCAGTTACTTATCGGCTGGGGTTCAGATGCTTTTGACAGCATCGCACGCCACTACATCGACACCGACCTAGAGCACCGACTCGTTGAACGATTAACCTCAGTACTTAAGACAGGAAACTAAAATGTTAACAGCAAAAGGGACAATGCGGAACCAATGGAACAGAGAACAAGAAGAACTAATCGAATTCGAGCACGAGTTTGCAAGGACGGATGCACTAGAAGATTTCTTAGCCTATAACCGCGCTTACATCCTAACCCTTTCATTTACAGGTAAGTTCACAAGGGGTGAAGACTAATGTGTGGCGATTGCTTAATAGAACTTAGCCAGTGTGCACACGGTTACTACTTAAGACGTGAGACAAAGGTCACATCAAAGACACTTGACAACAGCAGTACAGCAAGACAATAATACAACCAACAACTAGACAGGAGAAAACAAATGGCAGTATGGACGCACACAAACGGCGACACAATCACAACAGAGGGCACCACCTACACAGTCACACAGAACGGCGAATCACGGACGGTCAACGTCGAGAAGTGGACAGCCAACGCAGAACAATGGATGAAGAACGACATCAAAGATGGGTACTACCAGGGCTTCACACTTAAGACAGGAGATAACTAAATGTTACCAAACGAAACACTAGATGCAGTCACAAAGGGACGCGAAGGATTCGACTACGATTCAGAGGGCAACTTTACAGGGGCAGGTGGCACTGATGCGATGAACTTACTCAGACTACACACCTTGTATTCAAGTCTTAAGTTAGAAGTTAAGACAGGTATGAAGATGTCAGCCCGCATTAATACACTAGCAGTAGCCAACGAAATGCTTGGCACAAACTACAAGCGCAAAGCCAAAGCACTAGAGCACGTAGAGGCAGTGCTTGTTATGGCTGGAGAAATACAAAACCCACCACTTAAGACAGGAGAAAAATAAAATGGCAGCATCACCACAATGGAAAGTCTATACACCACAAGGCGAGTACGTAGCAAGCACAAAGCACACAGAGGGCGCAAGTTTATTGATGAGTCTGTACGGCGAGGGAGCAACGATTAGGTTCGACCACCGCAAAGTTGTGTGGACTGAAGGGGTTGACGGCAACGCTATGCAGTCGTATGATTACACAGCAGACCAGATACATAAGAAGTTACAGGGCAACACACTACTTAAGACAGGAGATTCACAATGACAACAGAAGAGCAACAACGCTTAGCACTTAAGACATTACACGAGGCAATTCAATCGCTTAAAGATTTAGGTTTTATTACAGAGGAGGACGAAGATGAAGCAGAATAAACGCTACGAGGTCAAGGTTTGCAAGGTTGTCTACAGTTTAACTGACGAGTTTGATTCCTTCGAGGAAGCGCGGGACAAGGGCATAGCCGTACGCAATGCACTCAGGGCAGGAAACACGGGCAGAGATGTCGAATACTTCTTCGAGGTCGATGAGTTAGAGGATGCGATAGATGAGTAATCATTTTGAGGTAGTGTACGAAACTAAAGGAGTTAAGGTTGTTAATGTCTGGCTACCAGCGGGCGCAGAACTGCCAACAGAATGGAACACAATGACCTTCGCAGAGCAAGACGAGTGGCTATATGACCATCAAGTGCATTCAAATGTCAAGTGGGCAGATGAACACAAAGGAATAGCAGTCAATGTCCTACCAGTCTTAAGTCTTAAGGCGGTAATGTAATGACCCTACCTGATAAGAGATGGCACGCAGAGGGTAACTGTAATGCTCACCCAGACCCAGACCTATGGCACTACGAGAACAGTATCTACCCAGACGAGCGAGCCTTACAAGTACTACGTAGCGTGGAAGCAATTACCTTATGTCGCACCTGTCCAGTCAAGGAGTTGTGTCTTAAGGAAGGACTAGAGTCCGAGAATGTACAGTTTTGGGGTGGTTGGGGCACTATCTGGGGCGGACTGCTTACATCAGAGCGTTACCGATTGCTCAAGCACAGAAGCAACGAGAAGATTGTCACCGCAGAACAGAGACATAGACGCGAAGTCCGCAAAATTCTTGGTAAACTTTACGGATGAAACGACACCTAATCGCAGTCTCAATCCTAACGGCAGCAATTCTATTCGCGCCTATAAGTAATGATGTGTCAGTCAATGTTGATGTGGAGTTAAAGCACCCAGTCAAGGTTGAAGCGCAGACTAAGGCGACAGTGGAGCAGAAGAGAGCCAACAAAATAATGGCTATGCGCTACGCCAAAGCAGGATGGAACTGGGATAGAACTCAACGCCGTTGTGTCTACTCTTTGTTTATGAAAGAGAGTCGCTTCGACCATTTAGCAAAGAACCAACAGGGCAGTAGTGCATTTGGGATTGGACAGGTACTAAAGGAGACGAGCAAAGACCCAGCGATACAGATACTCAATGCCTACAAGTACATAGCCCACCGCTACGACACACCTTGTAAGGCGTGGAACCATAGCCAGCGCAGAAACTGGTACTGATGTTAGACCTGACAGGCACACCGATTATGACCTGTATCTGTGGTTGTAAAATGTTTATCATTACTGTAATGTGGGATGAGCAAGACAGAGAAGTTTCGTGGTATGACTTAAGACAGGAATGCAAGGAGTGTGGAGCAATCAGCACCGCACCAACACCAATAGATTGGAAAGACTAATGCCGACATACGAATACAGATGTAATAAGTGTATGAGTTTTACTACCTTAAGTCGTAAGGTTGAGGAACGAGATGATGAGGTGACTTGTATTTGTGGTCATACATCTACTAGAATTTATAACACACCAGCAATCCGCTTCAACGGTAGCGGTTTCTATTCAACAGGAGGATAAGATGTGCGAAGTATGTGAGAAGGGCGGATGCTCCGCTTGTGAGCCACGCAATACAGAGTTACAGTTTGCTAGTGGCAAAGAGATAGAAGAGTTCTACGATTTACATTCAGAGTCTATGTATGTAGACCCAGCAGAAAGTACGCCTGATGCGTAAGATGTTATTGATACTTCCATTCCTTGTACCCTTTGCAATTCTTGCAGCGTACGCAGGGTTATTCTACGGAACTTTGTTCCTGATTACTCATCTGTTCTAAGTCCTCATCACGATAAGGCTTGAAGCCACCAATCTTGTTGATGAGTTTACGAATGGCACGCTTGTGTCTCATACGAGCAGCATCTTCAGAGCCTAACTCTAACTCTTTGGCTATGTCAGGAAAGTCCATTGCTTCAGCGTGACGTAGGAACAATAACTTCTTATCATCCTTAGATAGTTTCCAGTATGCGAAGTCAACTTCAATCATCATTGCCATCATATTGCCACCCTCATTAGGAGCAGATGGTTTTCCTGGGCGACCAAGGTTTAACTTGTGAGTCTGTCCCCATTCACCTCTTAAGACAGGAGAGAGCAGAGCCTCAACCATATCTGCCTCATAGTAGAACAGGTCGCTAGTCTCATAGCCACCAGACTTAGCCTTCCAATGCTGACAGTAATCTAATGCTTGGTTGCGAAGGCTACGATAGATAAGGTTCTTTGCATCCTTAACACCGATAGCCTCCCAAGTATCTAACTTGTTGGGATGTTCAACGAACCATTGATACAGTGACTGACGAATATCTTCTAAGTCAATGTCGCTAAACTTGCGGTGATACTCAGAGGCAACAGAGTCCACAACATACTGCCAAGGTTCAATGCGTGCCCATTCAAGTGTCACTTAATGCGTACTCCGTTATCTAAATGGAGGAAGCCAACCAGTTTCATCTTGTTATTCTTGTTTGCAAACTCTGTGGTACTAGGCAACCACTTCTCATTCCACTCAATAGGCATCATCATATGCAGAGGGAATGCCCACACACCTTCGGGTGTAGAGTTGATATACCAAGGGGTGAAGCCAAGTAAGTGTGCCTCTTCAAGAAGGAAGTCATACTTCATCTTCTCAATTAGCAAGTCAGGGTAGTGTGTCTTGCGTGACTTAAGTTCGATAAACATTTTGTATCGGTCAGTCGTACAATCAAACCCATCATACTCTTGTGGTGAATGAATGAGGTCAGGTAAGTACGCTTGCCTCAACCATTCAAAGAGTTCTTTTTCTTTCACTCATTATCCCACTTACCTCTTAAGACAAGAAGACCGATGATAGCGTAGTTCGCCATATCTTTGAATGAATCTTCTAGTGACTCGTGCTCAGGTGATGCACCGCTATCAATTAAGTTATTGATACGCGCTAACTTGTCGTGCATACGTACACGTAGCCCATTGATGGCACCACCAGGGGCTTGGGATATATTCTTTGGACCGTAATCTCTATGCTTGCTCAGTAGTAGGTCGCTGAGTTCCTTACTTAAGTTGGAAAGATTTACTTCGAGATGGACTGTGCGTGCAACAGAGGAATCTTTAGAGTGACCATCAGGAACGAACCGTCCTTGTCGTAGGCTGACACCTTCAAACCTTGATTCGTCAAGTGATTTATAATCTGCCATATTTCCTCACGCTCCGCCTTCGCTGTCATTGGTTCCCTCTTCTAATAGTTTCGTTAGTCCTGCATCAAAGTCTACGAGTGCTGACTTCACAATCGTATCCTCAACCAACTCATCTACTAAATCGTAACCATTCTCACTAGCAAATAGTGTAACATAAGTAGACTGTGATATGAGTTTGATTTGCTCAGGTTCCTCAGCGTGCTCAAACATAAACCGCAGTAGTGACCCTAGCATAAGTTTGAATCCAGAGGGCAACAGATAGTACGGGTCGAACTCTTCGTCATCTTCTAAGAAGTGGTCTATCAATTGGAATGAATCCTCAAACTCTATCTCGCAGTCATTGCAATAGTTATGGGGTGGTTCTATGTCTTCCACTAAATGCCAATCTTTTCCAGAATGAAATCTTTACCTTGCGACACGAACACTGAGTTGACATCTTCGCCTTCCCCAAATGTGACGACAGTAACTGGCAGTTCCCTTGCGAGGCTATTGGCGAACTCGCGTCCAGGAGCATCACCATCTGCAAATACGAACACTCTTTCAAAGTCGGCAAGCAATCTTGTGTAGTGTTTCTTCCACGAGTTAGCACCAGGGACACCAACACAAGGAAAGCCAACACACTTAGACATAGTAAGGGTATCCAGTTCACCTTCACACACTCCTATCCAGTCACCTGCACGTTCAACATCTAATACGTTGTACATCTTAGTCTCTGCCCCAGTCATACCCATATACTTTGGTTCAACTGCTGGGTTCAATGAGCGAAAGCGTAGGTCAACTACACCTGACTTGGTGATGTAAGGGATAGCCAAGCGTCCTGCATACATCTCGTGACCAGTATCAGGCTCCGCGACTACGCCTAATTGAGCCAACCGTGCTACCTCCAGCGGAATTCCTCTGCTTGCTAGGTAATCTTCTGCCAGATGAATACTTTCCGCGTACTTCTTCACGGACTTCCCCAGTAATTCCTTCTGCAAAACGCTTTGCTTCATAGAAACTTAACCCCTCTTGATGCACGATGATTTGAATACTGTTACCTTGTACACCACAGGCAAAGCAGATGAAGATGTTCTTATCGAGGTTCGCCGTACCAGACTGATGCGAGTCTCCGTGAAAGGGGCACTTAAGATTGACCTGTCCGTGAGTACTGCGTAAGGTCGCCCCGTAGTGTTCAAGGACTGCTCTGATTGATGGCAAGTCATTGTCAATTTTTATCACCATACCCTGCTTCCCGTAGTAGCCACACTAAATCTTCACCTCTAAGAATTGTAACCCAATCACCGACAGACTTCTCGCCTTGTCCGTTAAGTCTTAAGACCACAATGCCGAGGTCACCTTTGTCTCTATCCTTCAGTTGTGCCACGGCAGCAGCGGGATTAAATCCTGTGCGTGCCTTGACCTCCCAGTCAATACCTACTGTGCCAGTGATGTCAGTACCACTACGCCCAGCACCAGTAGATTCGGCAAATGGAAATCCATTCTCTGCTAGGAAGTTAGCCCAAACCTTTTGGCTTCGGTACCCTCTGTGCTTACGCGACTGTGATGGCATTAAGTTCCTGACTTAAATCGTTGATGTTGCAAACAAATCTAATCCCATACCCGAAGTCTTGTTCATAGCATACATCAAGAAACTTTTCCTTTGATATGCAACCCCACACAATGAACTGTGGTTTCAGATGTGGCATTCTTTTATCTCCGAGTAACTGTACTAAGATAGCATAGTCGGCAGAGAATAATTCCTTGCTGTTAAAAATAAGTTTGCTAGTGGTAGTTGTCTTGACTTGAATCTTCTTGCCATTAATAATTAAGTCGTGACCTTCATCACCACCAGTGAGTACTCTTGTATCAGGATTAACATCGTATGCTTTAGCAACTGCTAATTCACCAAGGTAACCCATAAGATTTACAGCCCAAGATGTATTATTAGAATCGAACTTCTTATCAGTTACGCTGTGTTCCTTTTTATCTTCACGCATACGGTGGACAAAATCAAGTGCATTGTCTACCTCTGATTTAGATAGTTCAATCTCTATCACTTAAGACGCGCTCTTATCCTTGTTCAGAATACGCACTGCCCAATCAAGCCCAGCGTTGAGTCCATCAGTC